TGTAGGATTGCCTGCAGATGCACCTTCTGCTGGTGTTGCTAGTGTTGTGAATCCAGCTGAGCTTGGTATTGTACATGACGCAACAGCAATCGTTGTGTCGGCACATGGACCAGCATAAATGCCAAGCTGTACAGAACTACCATTGCTTACATGATTACCAGACACTTCAAATGTAATCGTATATGTTGTTCCTGCTAGTAGGCTGATTCCTTGATAGATGCCGTCAAATGTTCCGACAGCTCCATCATACCAAACACCGCCGTGTGATCCGCCGATGTCGTTCCAAGTGCCGGCAGCTGCTGGATACGTGCCGTTTTGATACCACACGCCCCAGTTTGTTGGTGCTTGAATTGTTCCCGGTCCATTACTTGTGGTGATGTTGATTGCACCACCAGTTGTGAATGCTCCGTTTGTCAATAGATTTACGGTAGATCCTGATTCTGTTAACGACACGTTGTCGAATGTCCAGAATGCAGGATCTTGTCTGAACGCAAAACCGACATAGTTTGTTCCTGAGATATTTGGTGTAAACGAGTACGAATAAGTCTGCCAGGTATTCGGTGTATTATTTGTAACCGTACCAATATATCCCGAAGGAAGAACTTGTGCTAGTGCAATGGTTGTAGTTAATAGAGTGACAAAAAGTAGAAGGCTATTCAGTATCCTTCTTGTTTTTGTTTGCATATGTTTCCCTCATCATTAGAACGATGTTGATTTTTTGATTAAGTCTAATCAAATCATTGTCCAACATTCTAACGCGGTCGATCAATGCAATCAGAACTGTGTTTGCTTCAGATAACACAGGTTTGATTTCTGCCGTGGCCCATTTCCATACGTAGAAAATGAGATAACCCATACCGCCAGCAGCAACGATAGGGAATCCGTATTTGTTGATTAGTTGTACAAGATCCATGTTCAGTCCTTTCTTGCGTCGTTTTTGCCGTCAGCTCTTGCGAGTCTATCGGTGTCGGGTCTGACATGAAGTGCTGTAGAGATCAAAGTGTCAATTCTCACGATGTCATGGTTCATAGTCTTGACGCGATTGTCAAGAGCCATAATAATTCCACTCAATCCTTTTACTGAACTTTGAACGCCGGCTAAGATAAATTTAAGCGTAAGAAAAACAAAGTATCCGCCTGCTATAGAAGATGCAATTGGAAATCCAACTTCCGCCACCAGCTTGAAGAATTCTGCTTCCATGGTATACTCCCATAATTAGCGGTGACGAGAGTATTTAGTAAAGATTACTTCTTCCACTCTTTAGGTTTGTTGAAATTGGCTCTTGAGAATTCGCCACGATCAACAAGTTTCACAATGTTATCTCTATGCTGTACAACATATCCTTCTGGATCTGTCTCGGTTCCATCAATGCTTTGTGTCATTGGATTCTCTGTTTTCTGTGCCTTATTCAATGCAGAAACGAGAATATTTTTTGCTGACTGAACGTGATGATGAATCTGTAATGCTTTTGAAAAATTATCTTCATATGCATCATGATGAGCAAGAGCTGCATTCATTCTTTCTGTAGCAGCGGCTTTACCTTTTTCGGATTTTAGTTTATCAACGTCTTTTTGCATACGAGTTTCTATATGCTTGCGAAGACCTTGTGTTGATGGCTTTTCACCAGTTCTTACGGTTTGATTAATATAAGTTGAAAAATGATCATCATGTTGATTTACTATATCATGATGATCATCGCTCAAGCTATCATGTACCTGCTGGGCCAGATCGAGATGATTGAAGACTTTGTCGCTATCTCTTTTTCCAATGTGGTTTCCATTTCCCAACCTAATTTCCGGAGAAACTAAATGCACATCGCGATGTGGTTTGAATACAGATTGATCGCGAAGTGGTGATGCTTGTAATGTTTCTGGTCTATCTGGATCGCCATCTATTTGCGTATGAACAGCAAATCCGATCTTAGAATTGATTGCTGCTTTGCCTTCTGGTGTATTTGTAGGAATATGATATTTTAGAGTATTTGGTTTGAATACAATCTTGTTTCCGTCTTTATATCTTTCTCCAGAATCATGCATGAAGTCGCCTTGATAAACTCCAGTTTCTGGAGTAACTTTAGGCAAGTGTTCTAGTGCTGAGTGCATTTTTTGTGCAAGACCTGAAGAGTGACCAAAATACTGATCTACTTCATCATGCGATGTAGCAAGTTTTGGCACTTTACCATATGCCGAATGCTTTGTTGCGACAAAGAATTTTCCTGTTCTTGGATGACGACCAAAGACAACTGCTGGCGCTCCATCGAGTTTGGTCGAGATATGTGTGTCGCCCAAATCTCCAGATTTCAATCCATTATGAATCGTGCTAAGAGTTGATAGCGCATGTTCAAAACCGAAGGGACTTTTGATGGCGTTGTCTTCAGGATGCTCCTGATGCTTGGCCGATGCAATACCTTCAGCAGCAGCTTCATTGATAAGCAAATATGATTTGAAACTTAGCATTTTTTACGTCCTATTTCTATTATATCTTTGGTTCTCCGGAACTCTTTACACCACCGGTCGGATCACTCTGAGATATAAATTTGATTCTCTGACGAGCAATTTGTTTTCCACCATGGGTAAAGACTATACTAGTTCCTCTTCTATGAACTTTCAACTGCTTATGATCAGTCAAATATGGTGCATAATGCTCATGCGGATTTACTGCATGAAAATGATGCTTACCACCAGGACCAGAATACGTTGTATGTCTCAAGTGATGATGTCCTTGTTTCTGTAAAGGGGTCTGATGCGCTTGTAGAATATGAGTTTTTATATGATGCGCCAATTCTTCTGTATTCAAAGACTCTAAGTGTTTATGTGTATCTTTTGCTATTTTGTTTAGAGTATGCGTATTCAATTCTCTCAATCTCTTTTGAACTGTGTTCGGATGATCTTTTACATATTTTTTCTGCTCTTTTTTATTCATGCGCGCAATTTCAGGAAACTCTTTACGAACTCGTTTTCTGTGTTTTTCCAATGTTTCTTCTGCACCGTGCATCGAAGCCATTCCGGGATTAGATACAGGAACATGTTTATTTCTTGAATCTGTGACTTTCAAGCTTATTCCATGATATCTCTTTTTTCCCCTCTTATCTCTTGTATGAATCATGATATCAGATGCATCTTCTTTTTGAGTAGATTCTACGCCTGTAGATTTTCCTACGTCGCCCGTTTTAGATGTCCAATGAACATTTTCAATTTTATGACCGTGATGTTTTTCAATATGATGTCTAATATGTTTTGCTGCTTGTCTAGCTCTTTCTTTAATTTTATCATATTCTTCTTTGCTAACTTTGGCTTTTAACATATCATGCGCTTCTTTTGGAGACTGTTGATCCTCATTTTTATATTTTTCCATGTGGTGGCCACCGCGCAAATGATAGCCAACAAGCAATTCATGAAGCTTTCCTTTAGTATCCGCACCAGCACCGGCGCCAGATTCTTCCATCAATATTGTATTTTCGTATATTTCTTCTTCAGTCAAGAAGTCTTTGAATTTTATTAATTCCATTTTTCTTTCTCTCTTATTATCTTGAAACTTCTTCCCAATCCATTGATGCAAGAATATCTCCACCGTTCGTACTTCCATACATGTCTGTCGTCAAATTCACTTCGTATATTGTCTTGTTCGCACCCCAAAATTCGTGCGTATCAATTCTATATTGAGTCATCCATATCTCCAAGATTACTCAATATTTAGTCTTTCGTAGTAGCCAACTTATCTGCAACAGAATAAAACAACTGAGCCGTAGATTGATTTCCCATGAATTTGACATACATGCCTTGAACCACAGCTAGAAGAGAACCATTTATAGCCATGAACTCTTCGCGACTTTTAGCACGATTCAACATAACATGCGCTTCATCCATCGTGCTACGCATCAACTCTTCTAAGTTTTCCATTCAATACTCCCAAATTCTTATATGTCTTCTTTAGCAATCTTTTCATCACGGGATGATGGCTTTCAAATTGCTTCTTGTATATTTTCAATGTTTGAGAATTGTCCCATCCATATCTATGCACCTCAATAGCGATGTCATAAGAGTATGCATCGATTTCATCCCTCTCAGCCAAATATTGCTTTTCCTTACTGCCCGTTCGACACATTGAAAATGAATCCGTGGGCAGTTCGTCTCTCTTCAAGTATTGCTGATGATGTATGTACTCATGCTGTATCGTTTGTGCAAGATAAAACCTAAACTGATCTGGATCTTCTATGTTGATCATTCCCTTGCTTTTCTTTGGTATGATCAATAGTATTTCTATCTTTTGCAGCTCCTCAATATAGAATCCTGCAATAGTGTAATCTTCATTATCTAGATTACTAGCTCTTTCAATATTGAATTTTACGTTATCGAACAACTTTGATACTCTCTTCTTCAACTCAATGGCTTTTGTCGTACCCTTTGGTATGTCTATGCCATTGAGAAGAAGAATGAGAGTATTGAAGATGAACATGTTATGTTACAAAAAAGCGAGGCGTGAATCCGTCAAAGCCTCCACCAGACATGAGATGCATGAGCATTGAAATTGCATCGTCTTCAAATATGAATGCTGCGATTGTCTGTTGGGTTTGCGTCTCAATTACATTCCATGTAAACGTATCATCATTCTGCTGAACAAGTTCATAATAGTAATTTTCAATTGCCATATTACACCTTCAATCCTGAGTTTTTGAATTTGCTTTTATCAAATGAAGAATTCATTAGCTTGCTTGCAGTAGCATCATCGATTCCTTTCCGTTGTCCCGAATCTTGAATATCATCTTGTGCGGATTGTTCAACATCATACAAACGCATCTTTGCACGATCAATCCCCAAGACAAATCTCTTGTTTGCTGTCGGATCATTATATCGATTCTTCAATTGCTTGACCATGATCTGGTTCAATGCTTCCAACTCTTCAGTAGAAATCAAAGCTGCCATAAAGTCTGCTGTCGCAGGAAGACCAAACGATTCTGAAGTATCAGTCAACTCGACATCCGTGCTAGCAAAGCCAGATCTGGTTGTCTGCGTAGCCGATACAATAGGAACCTTGAACTCGACTGCCAGACCACGAAGTTCTTCGGCAATCGCCTTGATATAGGTATACGAATTGATATTTGATCCGGGTTTCACTCTGGCTGAACAGCAAATATTCAAGTAGTCGATGAATATTATATCTGGACGAAAACTCTTCTTCAGCATCAACTCATTCAACAATGTTCTGAAATGAGTGGTGGAAGCAAGAGCAGTTGGATATTCCTTGATGATCAACTTGCCAACTGTACTGCGACGAACCTTCTCGACCTTCTTGTCATAGACATCTTTTGGTAGAGAGGATAGGTCATCAAGAGTTACGTTGAGTAGATTTGCATCAATACGTTCCGCAATCTTCTCTTCAGCCATTTCCATGGTGACATATAGAACATTGTATCCCTGAACCAGACACGCTGATGCGACATGGCACATGAACAACGATTTACCGACACCAGTACCAGCAAGAAAGATGTTTAGAGTCTTTGCTGGTAGACCACCCTTCGTGATCTTGTTCATGAAATCAAGATCAAACGGAATCTTCTTCTCGGTCTTGTGATAGAAGTCATATCGTGCATCCGAGTCATTCAAATAATCATGGCCGACATGACTATCAAAGCTGACTGCGAGTGCATCGGAAAGAATTTGAGGAATGGCACCCTTGTCTTTTGTAGACTTGGAGTTTTGATCAAGAATGCCAATCGATTCAAGGACAGCATTATAGATGGCTTTCTCTTGACAAAACTTCTCGGTCTTGTCAACCAACCACTGCTGCTCGCTCTTCTCTTCCTTGATATCTTCAATGGTACCAATTACATTGATTGCAGACTTGATTTCTTCTTCCTTGAGATTAGGAAGATTGTTGATGTTGATATGAAGAGCCTCTAGAGTCGGAAGAGCATTGTATTGCAGAATGAATTCTTTTACATGCTGGAATACAAGTTTCTCCGACCTATCGGTGAAGTAGGAATCATTTAGAAACGGTAGAACCTTTCTTGCGTACTCTTCGTTTTGTGTCAGGTTCTTCAATATGGTTGTCTCCAGTCTCTTCATGCTCTTTCGCCTCTCTTTCTATACCAGCGATTATGATCGCATTCAGGATTGCGCCAAGCGTATCCGTGAATTTTTGATTGTCCCGAAGTTTATTCGGATCATGTTTACCTGGAGTTATTATATCATAGTCGAAGTCAATTGTATATGTGCCATCTGCATTTTCCTTGTCAGCCACGCTAACTTTTCCAAATCTAAATGACACGCCCTTGTATTTCCCAGTAAGAATCTTTAGAGCCACCATCCTACCGTCGTTTTTATTATTATGGTCGGGATCAATATCAAAATCCTTGTCGATGACCATAGTTTTCTTGAATAACTTACTGATCGCTTTCGTCACCATCTTCCGTCACCTTTGTCTTGCCATACAAAAATTCATTCGCGCAATGTTCGTTGATTTGATCGAGAATCTCTTGCGTGAAATACTTCTCTGGATTCTCTAGAATGTTCTTTTCAAACAACTTGGTTCCATTTGGCAACTCAAGACGAGTAGATACCTTCTTGATGATACCAAACTTCAGCGCGAGATCCAACAGACCATAATACTTGTCAACACCAGTCTCATAGCGAAGAAGCGTCTCGACAACCTTATCTGCAATCGTCAAACGGCTCTTTTGTAGCTTGCACTTGACGATGTTGCCAACAACCTCGTTGTCCACCTTTTCCTTCTTCTTTGAAAGAAAGACAATCGTGGATGCTGCATATTCAAGACCCGAACCGCCGCCCATCTTCTTGGTTGGCACATATGAGCCAACAACATCATATGTATGATTGGTTACAAGCAAAGCTACCTTGGCTTTACCAAGCTTCAACGTAATGACACGAAATGCACCACGAATAAGCTGTGCTCTCGTCATATCTCGCGTGTCTTTACCCTCGGTGATATCGGCAATTTCTTTCTCGGTCGAAAGATTGCCAAGAGAGTCAAGAACCATGATCATCGGAGGACGATCAGCTGCTGGTGTTTCCATATACTTGTCAAGGATCTTCACGCATTGTGTGCGGAATTCTTGAATCGTCGTAACTGGAATGATATGAACACGACGAGCATCGATATCACGATCAATGAACATCTGCTTCGTCAAGGCAGACTCCGATTCGAAATACATTACTCCGCCGTTTGGATTATCGATGAGAAACTGCTTGACCACATTCAACGTGTAGAATGTCTTTCCCGTAGCAGGTTCACCCGCAAGTGCTGTAATCTTGTTGTCGGGCAATCCGCCATAAATTGAACCGGACAATAGTGCGTTTAATGCATATGAACCTGTGCCGATATATCCAGTAACATCTCCAGCTTCAATACCATCATCAACGAGAGCTGCGTATTCATTACCAGCTTCTTTGATTAGATCGGAAAAAATATTATTCATTCAAAACTCCTTCAAATATATTGTATTTTATATCAACTAAAGAAAGATGTCAAGTCTGAAGCCTCTTCTGTCTTCCATC